CCAGAGACCCTGGACGATGTCATTGACTACCTGCAGGGAAGGGCCGACAAGGTCCTGCTGATCTCGGTATCCACATCACCAAGCACCAAGACCCTGCCGGATGGCTCACCCTGGCACTGTAACGTGCATGATCGAGCCTACTGGGATGCGAGATTCCCTGATGCCAAGGTCATAGACAACAGCGATGGACGCGATGAGGTGACCTACCTGTGGGAATAAAGAAGGATTGCCAGGGCATGAACTGCAAGATCTGCTCTGTCTGCGCCAAAAATGCTGGGTATCCCCCAGTGAAAACAGAGATGGAAACACTGCTCAAGATCCGCAAAGGATTCAGCATTGCACGATTCGGTGATGGTGAGATCGGTGTGCAACAGGGCTCAGGCTACACCCGCGAGGACCGTAATGCCCTGCTGACCATGGAACTGACCGATGTACTCCACAAAAAGCTTGATAACCTGCTGATTGGCATACCCACCATGGACCCCAAGGGCACCAAGTATAAGAACTGGGTGCGCCACATAGTCCGGTACGCCAAGATAATCCCCAAGAATAGACAATACTGGAGTGCCTTCATCTCTCGGCCTGACTGTGGCGAGTGGATGCTGAACCGTGAGTATGCCCTGGAGATGCAGAAGATCTGGCTCGGAAAGGGCAAGATCACAGTGGTCTGCAGTGAGGGAGATCGGAACAAATTACTGCAGGTAATCCAGGCAACTAATGAGGTCCACCTGGTCGAGGCACCCTGGAGTGGTGCGTACCTTGAAATAGACCGGATGTACGATGAAGTGGTGGATGCCGGCAACCAGATTGCTATACTGTCACATGGGGTGAGTGCAACTTGTCTTGCATATAGACTGGCAAGACACACCAAGATCCAGGCAGTAGACATCGGATCGATAGGTGGATTCCTTGCCAAGATGCTGCTGGGAGATAAATGGAATGAGGGTGATCCAGTGTGATTAAGTACCATGGCACACCAATTGGAGGCAAGACCACTGATGCAGTGGAGATCCTCCGAGGTCGGCACGGCCTGGTCAGTATGGCGCACCCCGAACAGCTACCGATTGTGATGGATGTATGCCAGTCCTTTGTACTGGACAATGGCGCATTCAGTGAATGGAAGAAAACCGGTGAAGAGGTAGACTTCATTGCCTATGCCAACTGGGTCTCGACTGTCTTTCGACATCCCAGATTTGACTGGGCACTGATTCCCGACAAGATCGATGGGGATGAGGACCACAATGCCATGCTGATTCACAAGTGGATCCGTATGGGACTGAGGGCCAAAGGTGTACCGATCTGGCATATGCATGAATCCCTGGAGTACCTCGACTGGATGGTCACCAACTTTGAGTGGGTGGCATTGGGTAGCAGTGGCCAGTGGCCGAACCCAGGCACTGACTCATGGTGGGTGCGTATGGGTGAGGCAATGAGGATCTGCTGTGATGATCAAGGCCGACCAAGATGCAAGCTTCATGGTCTCAGGATGCTGGACCCTAATATCTTTGAACACCTTCCCCTGGCGAGTGCCGACAGCACCAATGCTGCGCGTAACAACAACCAGATCAAGCGATTCGGCATGTATGCCCCACCATCCGCGGGTCAGCGTGCTGCTGTCATTGCCAGCAGGATAGAGGCACACAACTCAGCACCCCTCTGGCAGGGGCTCCAACAACAGAGCATGGAACTATTATGAAAGGTAAGCGAGTATTGGTAACCGGTGCAGGTGGATCTATTGGATCTGAACTATGCCATCAAATAGCCCAGCGATACCCAGCAGAAATTGTGGTCCTGAGCCACAGTGAACTGCCCCTGTATAACATCACCAAGGAACTGCGCGAGGCATACCCTGAAGTGAAGGTGCTGGATGTCCTGGCTGATGTCAGGTCTCACCAGCGAGTACACCAGGTGATGGAAGCATACCGGCCTGAGATCGTGGTTCATGCTGCTGCCATCAAGCACGTGCCAATGGCTGAGGACAATCCCCATGAGGCAGTCATGACCAATATGTGGGGGACCAGGAACGTCTGCCAAGGATGCATCGAGCATGGTGTGGAGCAGATGGTATTCATATCAACTGACAAGGCCGTGGAACCGAACAATGTAATGGGTGCCACCAAGCGGATGGCTGAACTGTATCTGATGTCGAGAATGCACAAGAATGATCATGACCTGGACATCAAGATCGTGAGATTCGGGAACGTCTGGGGGTCAAGTGGATCCGTGGTCCCACTATTCAAAAAGCAGATTGCTGCTGGAGGCCCTGTCACTGTTACCGATGAGCGGGTGGAGCGGTACTTCATGCAGGTCCATGAAGCAGTAGAACTGGTCCTGATGGCCACTGAGTATCCCGCGGGACTGTATGTCCTGGATATGGGATCACCCCGAAAGATTGTGGATATTGCCCACGAACTGATAGGAAGCGAACCCATCCAGATTGTATTCACTGGCTTGCGCCAGGGGGAGAAGATCACCGAGGCATTGTTCCGGCCTGATGAGAACCCCGTGCATATCAGTGGGAGACTGCGCTCTGGCATGATCAAGACACTGCCCCACCAGACCACGATCCACCACGTGAGTAGCCTGTATTCCTTTGCCCGAGAGGGAGACAAGCAGATCTCCGAGAAATTATTCAATGCACTAGACGAACTGGAGAACCCAGATGGGTAAATTTACCGAGCAGGAACTGGCATCGTTCACCGACAAGGACAGCAAAAAGCCTGAGTACCGTGAACTGTATGAGTCCACTGACTTCATCACTGCCTATGGCAAGCACACTGATGGCAGGATAGAGGCCGATGGGCCAGAGCTGGCCATTGGTGCGAAGAAGGATGGACAGCAGGACTGGGACATCCATGGTGAGAGACAACTGCACTTCCTGAAATCCATGGGGATGGAGCCACATCACCACCTGGTGGATCTTGGGTGTGGCACTGGCCGACTGGCTGAACAGGCAATCCCCTACTTGGATCCAGGTCACTACGTGGGGGTGGATATCAGTGAACAGGCAATTGCCCGATGCTGGGAACTGGTGAATAAGGATGGATTTGATGACAAGGTCCCTACCTTCCGATGGTCCCGTGATGGACTGATGGGACTGGACGATGGGTCCGAGGTAGATTTTGTCTGGGCTCATTCGGTGTTCACGCACCTCCCGATAGACCGAGTGACTGCGCTCTTTGAAGAGATTGCGACCCTGGACTTCACTGCATTCTGCTTCACTTTCAAGAGACTGGATACAGGGTACAGGAGATCAGGTCTCAAGCAGTTTCAATATGGCATCGATGCCCTGCAGTCAGCAGCCAATGAGGTAGGTCTCAAGGCTGAATTCCTTGAACACTGGGAGTGGCCGGCAGGACAGAAAACAATGAAGGTGACGCAATGAGATATCTGGTAACAGGATCGGCAGGTTTTATCGGATTCCACACCTGTGTAGCACTGCTCATGGATGGCCATGAAGTGGTGGGCCTGGACAACTTCAACAGCTACTACGACCCGCTCCTGAAGAAGGACCGAGTGGCATGCCTGTATGAATTCCCCAAGTACATGCACAAGACTGCAGACATCACTGATGGTCCTGCAATGCTAGATCTGATCCAGCATGGCTTTGACTACGTGATTCACCTGGCTGCTCAGGCCGGTGTCCGGTACTCCCTGGAACAACCGCACGATTACATCGACACCAACATCAAGGGATTTCAGAACATACTGGATGCGATACGTGAGACACCAGAGAACTCACCCAGACGATTGCTGTATGCCAGCAGTAGCAGTGTGTATGGGTCCAACAAATCAATGCCATTCAAAGAGGGAGACCGAACCGATGGGCCGAGTAATATCTATGCCACCACCAAGAAAACCAATGAACTACAGGCCGAAGCATATCACCAGCTTTTCGGCATTCGATCCACTGCTCTCAGGTTTTTCACCGTATATGGTCCTTGGGGTAGACCAGACATGGCACTGTTCAAGTTTGCTGATGCCATATCGAGAGGGAAACCTATCGATCTCTATAATGGGGGAGACCATCAGCGAGACTGGACCTATGTCTCCGACATAGTGAGTGGAATCCAGAAGATCATTGAGTTTGATATAGAATTGCCACCAGTGGACCGGTTCAATCTATGCAGTAATGACCCTACAGAACTGAAGGACTTTGTCAGTCTGCTGGGAAAAGAACTGGACAGGCCGGTGGGCATGAACCTGCTGCCACTGCAACAGGGTGACATCCAGGCAACATGGGGAGATAACGACAAGCTGAGGTCCATGGGGTGGGCCCCGAGGGTCCTGGTAGATCAGGGTATCTCTCGGTTCGTGAACTGGTAT